CGCTGGTGCGAACAGAAACGCATTTTGGGCAAATTGGGGTGAAAGTTTAGACACCCCTGGTCCCAAAGCCTGGTATGTCAACACTGACGGGAAGATGTATTGTAGGAATGATGTGGATTTTTATTCCAAAGTGGATTTCGCAAGCACATCAAAGGTTAATTTCTACTCTAAAATCAATGCTCCCAAAGGGATATGGATTGCTTCAGACGATGTTAATGGCGAAGGGGATAACCCAGCTGGTGGATATAACGCTGTTGTTTGGTGGAGTCAAATTGTTACCGGAAAATTTAGACAACACGCTGGAATGACAACCGGCTCAGATAGAAAATTGAAAGAGAATATTGAACCTACACCGGTTAAGGCTCTGGATAAAATAAATGCTTTGAATTTAGTGGCCTTTGACTACATTAAGGATAAGACTCATGAAGAAATCGGTTTGATAGCGCAGGAAGTGTTAAATATTATCCCTGGTTCTGTCGAGAAATACGAGGGCGAGGATAATCACTTAACAATCAATTACTCAAAGTTCGTACCTTATTTAATTAAGGCGATTCAAGAGTTAAACGAAAAAATAGAAGAAATGGAGAAAACAGTAGCATGAATGACAACATGGATGCAGTAGTAAATCAGTTAACACTTGATTCACTGACTAAGAAACTAGCAGTAAGTGAGCAGGAATCAGCTAAGAATGAGGCTCTTTATTTGTATGCAGCAAGCGAATTGTACACGATGAAAGAGGTCCTAGAATACGACCCAGCTCTAAAAGAGCTATTTGAAAAAGTGAAAGGAAAAATGACAAATGGCAATTAATAATTATGAACTAGCAAGCAAACCTTATACACGAGGATTCGGAGACAACATTAAGACTGTGGTAGAAATTCGTCTATCTGAAGGCAATCGATACAGTACGAACATGCGTGAACTTTCAGGAGATCGTACAAATGATTCAGAGGATGTCTTGATTCAAGCGGTTCTTGATATTTTAAAAGCTGAACTAGATCCAGGAGCAGCAATCGTCAAAGCACAAGCGCAGCTTGAACAGGCTAATCAGAAGATTGCGCAAAACGAGAGTGAACAGAACAAGCTTGCAGCTCTTATTAAGCAGACTGAAGAAAATTCGAAGGTGAACCAGAAGGTCATCCATGTTCTTGTTTTGAACTCTGTCATGAGCAAGAATATTGGCTATGGAACGACTTACAAAGAGCTGGTTGAGTTGATTCCACTAGCTGAAGTTGGTAAGACCTACTTACCACACGACCTGATCACTATTGAAGACCCTGAACACGTTGAAGTGAATGGCGAAGGCAAGCGCATCCTAGTGCAGCTTAACAAAGAATTCACATACAACGGCGAGCCAGTCAGCGCGTTTGCCACTAATGGCTCTCTGGAGCAAAACGGAACAGGTGTCGCTTGGAAATTTGAAGGGAAAGAATAGGGGGTGTCTATGCCAGGATACGAACGATTTCTCGTACAGATCTTCATCACCCTTATCCCTGTGATTGGTCTTTATTTTTCAATGAAAGATAAGGCTACCAAGCAAGAGAATCGTCTTACGATTTTAGAGAAAGATATCGAAAATCTGAACGAATTCAAGACATCAGCAAATAAACGACTAGATAATCACGATGAACAGAACAAGGCAATCTTGGTTTTGGCTGAGCAGGTTAAATCGCTAGGTGAGGACGTAAGAGAGCTTAAAAATTTAATTCAAAATAAACGATAAAAGGAGAATAAACATGATTAACTGGAAAGTACGATTTAGCTTAAAAAACAAAACATTCTTATTGCGAGTGGCATTCGCATTAGTTTTGCCAATTCTGGCCTATTTCAATCTAAAACTAGAAGATTTGGTTAGCTGGGGAGTTATTTTAGACGTGCTAGGTAAATTCTTCTCAAACCCTTATCTTGTTGGTTTGACGATTGTAAATATTCTAAATATCATTCCAGACCCAACAACATCAGGAATCTCTGATAGCAAACGTGCTCTTGACTATAAAGAACCAAGCGAAGATTAGGAGAAAACAATGAAGAAAAACGACTTATTCATCGATGTAGCAAGCCATCAGGGCTATGACATTACAGGAATTTTGGAGCAGATGGGAACAACTAACACTATCATCAAAATTTCAGAAGGTACGACCTATTTAAACCCCTGCTTATCCGCACAAGTGGAACAATCAAATCCTATCGGGTTTTATCACTTTGCTTGGTTTGGTGGAGACGTAGAACAAGCAGAAGCAGAAGCACGCTACTTCCTTGACAATGTCCCTCAAAAAGTAAAATACTTGTGTCTTGACTACGAAGATCACGCTAGTGGAGATAAACAGGCAAACACAGATGCTTGTATTCGCTTTATGGAAATCCTCAAAGAAAATGGCTATGAGCCAATTTATTACAGCTACAAGCCATTCACGCTCAATAATATTGACTATCAGCAAATCCTTGCAGAGTTCCCTAATAGCCTTTGGATTGCTGGGTATGGGTTGAACGATGGAAACGCTGACTTTGAATACTTCCCAAGTATGGACGGCATTCGCTGGTGGCAATACTCAAGCAATCCGTTTGACAAGAATATAGTGTTACTAGATGACGATGAAGAAGATATTTTGATCAGCAAAAACACTAGTACAGACATTGATACTGTAGCAAACGAGGTCATTCAAGGCCTTTGGGGCAACGGACAAGAACGTTTCGATAATCTAACAAATGCCGGATATAATGCGCAAGCAGTTCAAGATAGAGTTAACGCTATTTTAAATGACGAAACACCAGGCAATAGCGCTAGTTCAGACCTTGACAGCGTAGCACAAGAAGTATTACAGGGTTTGTGGGGCAATGGGCAAGAACGTTTCGACAACTTAACAAACGCTGGTTATGACGCTCAAGCTGTACAAGATAAAGTGAATAGTCTTTTAGGTGGCGAAGACACCGTGGATCTTAATACCGTAGCTAACGAGGTCATCCAAGGCCTTTGGGGCAATGGACAAGAACGCTATGACAATTTAACGAGCGCTGGTTATGACGCACAAGCCGTGCAAGATAGAGTAAACGAATTGCTTTCTTAACAAACTCACTGAAAAACCTGTATAAAATCAAAAATATTGTACACTAGACCGCAGGCTCAGGCTTGCGGTTTTTTTGTTTGCAATAATAAAAGCAGTGACCGAAATCACTGCTTATCAGCTGTAGCAAATTCATAAAGTTTTTCTGCTGTGAGAAGTGCCATTTTGTCCATGCTTGTTTTTCCTTTTCTGAGGTCAGAAACAGTAGTCCAAGGAACTCCAGCGCCTTGCGAAATAGCAGATGTAGACATCGGGCTGTCTAATAATTCTTGAATAATTTTTCTCATACTTATTTGTCCTTTTTATTTTTTAGATAAATATATACATTGACTGCAATTATAAAAATAGCTATTGCACTAACCATTGCTTTTCCTCTTTTCATTTGATAAAATAGAGGTGTGAGGGGCTTTCGCCCCCACCTCTTAGCGTTTACCTTTTTCTTTTGCGGGAGTTGGGTTTACGCTTTTTGTTTTGCCTTGCGACTGTTATTGCAGTCACCAGACTTGCTATAGCAGTTACCGTTTCAGGGATATTATCTATCGCCTTTTCAAGTAACCTAAGCCAATCTTCTTTATTCAACTTCCTCACCTCCTTTCCTTATCTTGATTATATTATATCACGGTATACCGAGAAAAACAAGTGTTTTGATGAAGTTTTTTTAATTTTTTCAAAAAAAATAGACCTTGTCCAGAGGTCGGGGAGTTGGAGGGGACACCCTCCAAAAGCATTGATTTAATAAGATTTTATTTTACCTTTTTCATAATAATCTCCCTTAACTCCACCCAATCAGGTGGAGTTTTTTGGCTCTATTTCAGGCTTTTGAGGAGTTTTCTAAACATCATTTTCCGATAACTTTCGCTTAACCTTGAACGTTTTGTCGTACAGTGGTTAAAGAGGATGTAAAGTTTTGACAAATTTTGTGAACTGTGGGATAATGGAGAGGAATTAAGGATTAGTTCTATATCATGGACTAGAAAAGACCCCAAGCTCACGTCCAAATAAGCTTGGGGTCTTTTTTGACACTATTTGTTCTTGTTTAGCCATTTATCGACTAAGCGAAGAACAACACCGACCACAATTGGTCCGATGATAGTTTTAAGGATTAGTTCCATCATGGGCTATCTCACCTCCTTTCGTAGGCGGTGTAGTAGTGCCGTAGAATATTATACCACATAAGTGCTAAACTCGGGAGTCATCCAATCAGGTGGAGTTTTTTGGCTCTATTTCAGGCTTTTGGGGACTATTTTAAACATCATTTTCCGATAACTTTTACTTAATCTTATAAACTTTATTGGACAGATTCTAAAGTTGGAGAAGCTGAATTGATGAAGATATAAACCTTTGACAAATTTTGTGAACTATGGGATAATAAAAGGGAATTAAGTATTGTGTCTATATCATAGGCTAGAAAAGACCCCAAGCTCACGTCCAAATAAGCTTGGGGTCTTTTTGACACTATTTGTCCTTGTTTAGCCATTTATCGACTATCCGAAGAACGACACCGACCACAATTGGTCCGATGATAGTTTTAAGTATTGTATCCATCATGGGCTCTCTCACCTCCTTTCGTAGGCGGTGTAGCAGTGCCGTATGATATTATACCACATAAGTGCTAAAGCCGGAAGTCACCCAATCAGGTGGAGTTTTTTGGCTCTATTTGAGGTTTTTGGGGATTATTCTAAAAATCATTTTTGATAACTTTCTCTCAATTTTATAAACTTTATTGGACAGATTCTAAAGTTGGAGAAGCTGAATGGATGAGAATATAAACCTTTGACAAATTTTGTGAACTGTGGGATAATAAAAAGGAATTGAGTACTAGTTCTATATCATAGGCTAGAAAAGACCCCAAGCTCACGACCAAATAAGCTTGAGGTCTTTTTTGACACTATTTGTCCTTGTTTAGCCATTTATCGACTAATCGAAGAACGACACCGACCACAATTGGTCCGATGATAGTTTTGAGTACTAATTCCATCATAGGCTATCTCACCTCCTTTCGTAGGCGGTGTAGAAGTGCCGTAGAATATTATTCCACATAAGTGTTAAACTCGGGAGGCACCAATCCAGTGGCTTTTTTGTTTGTGGCTTGGTTTTTTGATATAATAGAGCCATGAGTAGAATTTTAGATAATGAGATAATGGGGGATGAGGAGTTAGTAGAACGCACGCTCCGTCCTCAGTACTTACGTGAATATATTGGGCAGGACAAGGTCAAGGACCAGCTCCAAATCTTTATCGAGGCTGCCAAAATGCGGGATGAAGCGCTGGATCATGTGCTCTTATTCGGGCCTCCAGGTTTGGGAAAAACGACCATGGCTTTTGTTATTGCCAATGAACTGGGTGTCAATCTCAAGCAAACTTCTGGTCCAGTCATTGAAAAAGCCGGAGATCTGGTAGCGATTTTGAATGACTTAGAGCCTGGTGATGTCCTTTTTATTGATGAGATTCATCGCTTGCCCATGTCGGTGGAGGAGGTGCTTTATAGTGCCATGGAGGACTTCTACATTGATATCATGATTGGAGCTGGTGAAGGTAGTCGCAGTGTTCATTTGGAGTTACCACCTTTTACATTGATTGGTGCGACGACTCGGGCTGGTATGCTCTCAAATCCGCTACGGGCACGTTTTGGAATTACAGGTCATATGGAGTATTATGCTCATGCTGATTTGACGGAAATTGTTGAGAGGACGGCAGATATTTTTGAGATGGAAATTACTCATGAGGCAGCATCTGAGTTGGCTCTACGTAGCCGTGGAACCCCTCGTATTGCCAATCGTCTCCTCAAGCGCGTGCGCGATTTTGCCCAGATAATGGGGAATGGGACTATTGATGATCTTATTACCGATAAGGCTTTGACCATGCTGGATGTTGACCATGAAGGTCTGGACTATGTGGATCAAAAAATCCTTCGCACCATGATTGAGATGTACGGCGGTGGTCCTGTCGGCTTAGGAACTCTTTCTGTCAATATCGCAGAAGAGCGCGAGACTGTCGAAGACATGTATGAACCTTACTTAATCCAAAAAGGTTTTATCATGCGGACGCGGTCTGGACGGGTGGCAACAGCTAAGGCATATGAGCATTTAGGTTATGAATACAGTGAAAAATAAGCAAGAAATACTAAACGCTTTTAGAGAAAATCTGGATATGATGGCTATTCTGACGATTATCCGAAACCTTGGTCTGAAAGACTCGTGGTTGGCAGCAGGTTCTGTCAGAAATTTCATCTGGAATCTCTTGTCAGACAAATCACCTTTTGACTGTGAAACAGATGTGGATGTCATTTTCTTTGATCCAGATATTTCTTATGAGGAAACCTTGTCCCTAGAGAAAAAGCTACGAGAGGACTTTCCTCAGTATCAATGGGAGTTGAAAAATCAGGTCTATATGCATCAACATAGCTCTCATACTGCTCCTTATACTAGTTCCCGTGATGCTATGAGTAAGTATCCAGAACGATGTACAGCTGTTGGACTACACTTGAATGAAGAATCCACTTTGGAACTCTTTGCACCTTATGGTTTGGAGGACATTTTGAATTTTCAAGTTCGACCAACTCCTCATTTTTTAGGGAATGAAGACCGAATGGAACTTTACCAAATACGTCTATCCAAGAAAAATTGGCAGGAGAAATGGAAAAATTTGATTTTTAAAAATACTTAAGGAAACTTTAAGCTAGGAAGTG